AATGGCGGCAAACCAAGCAATCCTTGATGCCACGATTCGCCACGCCGTTTTCCTCGAGCAGTTGAAGTCGGGGGAGGTCGCCAAGTTCGGGCCTTTCCTCAAGGAGATCGACCGCTCGATCCGTGAGCGGCTGACCCGGACCGATCTGACGGATTACACCGTTGCTCGGCTGGAGCGATTGCTGAGCGAAGTCGATAGCCTGCTGCTGGGCATCTTCAACCGCTACAGCGACAAGCTGAACCTCGACCTGATCGACATTGCGAACTACGAGGCCGAGTTCGAAGCGACCAGCCTGACACGGGCGGCGCCTGTGGGCGTCTCGTTTGATGCGGCGGTACCAGGTGCTGCTGCAATCAGGACGGCAATCCTCGGAAACCCGCTCAGCGTGCGTGGCGCGGATGGCGGCAAGCTACTCAAGTCGTTCATTGATGGCTTCACCACCACCGAGCGACAACGCCTCACAGGCGCGATCCGGCAGGGCTTCTTCGAAGGCCAGACCAACTTCCAGATCATCAAGAACATTCGCGGGACCAAGGCGCTCCAGTACAACGACGGCATCCTGGCCACGACCAACCGGAACGCCGGTGCGGTAGTGCGGACGGCGGTGCAGCACGTTGCCACCCAAGCGCGCATGGAGACGCTGAAAGAGAACTCCGACGTCGTGCAAGCGGTGGAATGGGTCAGCACCCTGGATACGAAGACGACCAGTCAGTGCCGGACGCTCGACAAGCAGCGGTTCAAGCTCACCGAGGGGCCGCGGCCGCCGATCCACATCAACTGCCGCTCGACCATTGTTGCCGTGACTCGCTTCAGCGCTCTGTTCGCCAAGGACGCCACCCGGGCATCCATCGGCGACGGCGGCGCCCAGCAGGTGAGGGCAGACCTCAGCTATTACGACTGGCTCAAGCAGCAGTCGGCGGCATTTCAAGACAAAGCAATCGGCCCGGTCCGTGCCAAGCTGTTCCGCGAAGGCGGCCTGAGCATCGAACGATTTTCAGAGCTGCAGCTTGATCGAAACTTTGCACCGCTGACCCTTGTGCAGATGAAGGCTTTAGAGCCTCTGGCGTTTGAGCGAGCAGGGATCAAATAGTGAAAGCCAACTGGCGGGACGAAGGTTATGCTGTGCGTGTCCTGCTTACTCCAAGGCCAGAGGGTCGTTATCGCATGAGTGACATTCCTGTTTTCGAGTTCAAGGTTCGCGGAGGCTCGGCTACCAGAATGGCCCAGGAGCTGCGCAGGATTGCCGATGCAATCGAAAACGGCGACCTGATCGAAGAGAGTGGCGGAATGATGTTGATGCCCAACGGCGACGGCATCACGATCCAGTCGGATTTAAAGCTCTGCCGAGGCCCTCAAGGCAAGTCGACGCACTGACCACAAGAGAATTAACAGCCAGCCTCAGGGCTCGCTGGCAAGGTCACCCCGTACGGCCGGGCAACCGTGGCACTAGCCTGTGCGATCCATGTATCGCACGAATGCCAGCAGGACGAGGCGTAACCTGCACCAATTCAAACAGCCCTGGCATCTGCCGGGGCTTTTTTATGTCCACGATTTACACAGGCCTCGTCAATGACGGGGCTTTTTCATATCTGCGGGCAGGGCCTGCAAATCGTCTCTGGGAGACAACCAAATGGGCTTGAAGTATCTGCTGGACACTCTGGATGGCGTCGACGACTCCGTTAAAACCCTCTACGTCGAGAAAGACGGCAAGTTCGTGCTCGGCATTGAAGGCCTGCCACAACCCGAAGACGTATCGGGCCTGAAGTCGAAGGTTGAAGAACTGCTCGGCGAGAAGAAAGCCGCTGAGAAGGCCCGCAAAGATGCCGAGGATCAGGCTCGACTGGAGCGCGAAGAAGCTGCCCGCAAGTCCGGCAACGTCGAAGAGCTCGAAAAGTCCTGGTCCGAAAAGTACACCCGCCGCGAAGCTGAGCTGAACGGCATGCTGGAACAGGAACGTGGAACGCTGAGCACTCAGATCCGGGATCTGACCGTCGGCCGTACCGCTACTGACATCGCGTCTGCCCTGGCAATCCCAGGCAGCGCCAAAGCCCTGTTGCCGCACATCGAGCGCCGGTTGAGCGTCGAACAGCGCGACGGTAAGCCTGTTGTGGTCGTGCTCGACCAGCAGGGCAAGCTCTCGGCGGCAACGCTTGATGAGCTGAAAGCAGAGTTCGCAAACGACACGGCGTTCGCGCCGTTGATCGCGGGTAGTAAGGCATCTGGCGGCGGGGCCGGCGGTGCTGGAGGTGGCGGCGGGGCCGCGAAAGGAAACATTGGCGGTACCAAAGCGGAGCGCACGGCGGCAATTGCGTCCCGGTTCTCTGATCTCCCCCTAAATTAAGGATTTGACCCATGTCCCTGTCTCAAATGCAGGTTTTCAACGATTACATCATGCCGGCGACTCTCGAGACGCTGGACCAAATGCTGGAGGCGTTCAACGCAGCCAGCAATGGCGCGATTGTGCTGTCGCCGAACGGCTTCACCGGTGACTTCCTGCAAGAGTCGTTCTTCCAGAACCTCGGTGCAGCTCAGCGTCGCGTGAACCGCTACGGCGCCAACGCCGCGGTGACTCCGGTCGACCTGACCGAACTGCAAGACACCACCGTGAAAGTGGCGGGTGGCTTCGGTCCGATTCGCTACGAGCCGTCGCAGATGACCTGGCTACAGCGTCCGACTGCGCAAGGCGTTGAAGTTGCGAGCCGCGCCTTCGCTGAAGTGTTGCTGAAGGATCAGCTCAACACCGCGATCGCTGCACTGGTGGCGGCCATCACTGCGCAAGCAGCAGCGGTAAACGACGTGTCGGCCACTCTTGGTATCTCCCAAGCCGGTCTGAACAGCGCGCATGCGAAGTTCGGCGACGCGAGTCAGAACCTGGTTGCTCAGGTCATGCAGGGCACCACCTGGCACAAGCTGGTCGGCCAAGGCCTCGCCAACCCGAACAACCTGTTCCAGGCCGGCAACGTTCGCGTCGTCGACATCCTCGGCAAGACCTCGATCGTCACCGATGCACCGGCTCTCGCTCAAGCCGGCACGCCGAACAAGGAAATCATCCTCGGTCTGGCGGCTGGTGCCGCGCTGGTGCACGACAACCGAGACATCATCTCGAACGTGCAGACCAACAACGGTAACGAGCGCATCACCACGACCATCCAGGTGGACTACACCTTTGGCCTCGGCATCAAGGGCTACACCTGGGATGTCGCGAACGGCGGCAAGTCTCCATCGAGCGCCGCGCTCGCCACCGGCACCAACTGGGACAAAACCGCAGCCAGCATCAAGGACACCGCCGGTGTCGCTCTGATCGGCGACGCCTCCAAGTAACCATCTGATGACTGTGTCGGGGCATAATGCCCTGGCGCAGCGGAGTGACAGTGATGACTGATAACATCTGGTATCTGCCGGGCCCGTTCCACCGCTACGAAGATGACGTGAAGGCAATCGCCAAAAAGGAAGGCCTGATTATCATCGATGCCAATGTCACGGAAGACCGTGGCGGCGAAGTCGAGAAGCCGCCGAAGGCTACGCTGAAGGCTGAGTACCGCACTGCACCTGCGAAGGTGGGCGCTGACCTGAACAAACCCAAGGACTGACCCATGCTCATCATCGAGGACGGCACCGGCAAGCCAGACGCCGAAAGCTACGCGAGCGCCGCGGACCTGGTCATGTACGCCGGCAAGTTTGGTGTGACCATCCCTGCGGACGTTGCTGCGCAAGAAGCACTGCTTCGCCGGTCCGCCTTGGCGATGGATGGCATGACCTGGAAGGGGCGCAAGACGGATAGCGATCAGGCGTTGGCCTGGCCGCGCCGCGGGGTTGAACTGGATTGTCAGATCAAGCCCGACAACTACCTGCCGGCCCGAGTCCAGTACGGCCAGATGGCTTTGGCCGCCGAGATCCACACTGACGACATCGACCCGATCGAGAAGCGCAAAGGTGCGGTGACGCTGGAGCGTGTTGAAGGTGCGGTCACTCGCGAGTACGCGACGATCTCCAACACCAGTGGCCGACTGTTGCCGGCGGCGCCGGATCGGCCGAGTGCTACACAATTCGCAGATTACCTACAGCGGCGCGGGCTTTTTGCAGTCCGAGCTTAGTCTTTTTTGCTCGGTGCCGGCGGGGGCGGGGGCGGGGCTTTGGGCATCACATAGGTGGGGTTCACGGGGTTGACATTCATCCCGTCATTGACCCCTCTCCGGACGATGCCAGTGGCAGGCGGCTTTTTATCAGACATGATTTTACCCTTCGTTGGTTTTTAAAAACTCGACCCAAACTACCTCGGAAGCACCAATTAGGAAACTGTGCATGTAGTCGAGATTGATTTGGTCTGCGTGAATCCATGCGCATCGGGTGAGAACAAAATGATCAGTTTGGTTATCGGCCCACACATGGGGATGCCCCATCAGCCTTCGACCATCTTTAAGATTCAGAACTACAGGCATGATTGGAGTTTGGCGGAATGCAAAGCTCCAGTTGTTAACGTATGAGCTTCGGGACGTCATCCCCAAACGGCGCATTCTCCGATAGATAAAGTCGTTGTTGGAGCAGTAGCACAAAAGCAACCCAACAGTAAGGCTAAAAAATAATGACCATGCGAGTTCTACAGTTGGCCCCCATGTCCCAATTGAGTAGAACTTTCCAATCCACTGAAGCGTAATCGCCAGTGTCGATACGAACAGTTTTATGAAAGTGGTCAAAATAAGTGCCTGGACTACTCGCTCAAACTGTACCGGCTTGGGGTGGTCTGAAAAGTAGTAAAAGACGTTCGCCGCGATGAAGCCTGGCATGAGCAAGGTCAAAACTGGCCCGATGGCGCCTATCACTTCTTCCATTAAAATCTCCAAGGGATACATATGACGGCATTCTATGACGAAATGGCCGTGATGGCCTTGGAGATGATCACAGAGTTCGGCCAGCCCGTGACCATCCGGGCGATCACCGTCGGCGAGTACGACCCCGACGCCGGTAGCGCGCCGCCTGATACAACTACTGAGCAGACCGCCCAAGGCATCCTGCTCGACTTCACCGGCCAAGAATTCCAGAACAACAGCCTGATCAAGCAGGGCGACAAGAAGCTCAAGATCGCCGCGCAGGGACTGGCGTGGGTGCCAGATCTGTTGAACAAGGTCATCGTCCAGGGGCGCACCTGGTCGATCGTCCCACCGCTGAAAGAGATCAGCCCGGCCGGCACGCCGATCCTGTACGAGCTGCAGGTGCGCTCTTGAGTCGCGCCGGCGCCGGCCAGTCCGGCAGCTTTGCACTAAGCCTCGCCGAGTTCGCGGCCCAAGCCACGGAAGCCATCGACGCCAGTCTGCGCGAGATCATCATCGAGGTCGGTAGCAGCGTCATCCGCATGTCTCCGGTGGGCAACCCTGAGATCTGGGCGCAGAACACTGTGGCCCATCAGTACAATAAGGCCGTGGACGATCACAACAGCGATTTGCGCAGCGATCCGGCCAACCTGACAAAGGCGGGCCGGCTCAAGCCTGGGCGCAAGCTGAACGACGGCATGGATATCGTTGCCCCTGAAGGCTACGTCGGCGGGCGGTTCCGAGCCAACTGGCACCTCTCGATCGATGTAGTGGAGAGCGTGACCTTTGACGAGGTTGATCCGGGCGGGCAAGCAACAATCGCTGCATTGGTTTCGGCTGTCAGCGACTTCACCGCCGGACAGACTGCCTACCTCATCAACAACCTGCCGTATGCCATCCCGCTCGAGTTCGGACATTCGACCCAAGCACCGGGTGGCATGGTCCGCATAACCGTGGCCCGCTTCCAGCAGATCGTCGATGAAGCCATCAGGAACAACCAGGTATGAGCCACAACGTCATCGCCTCAATCTATGAGGCAAAGCTGATCGCCTGGGCGAAAGCTCTGCCAGTACCGCTGAAAGTTGTCGTCGAGAACGAGGTTTACAAGCCCGTAGATGGCGAGACATACCTCAAGGCGTTCACGCTGCCAGCGGACACCGCGAGCAACACACTCGGCGGTGACCACAAGCTTTACACCGGCGTGTTCCAGGTCAGCATCGTGACGCCGTCGGGCAAGTACCGCGGTGCAGCCGGCGCACTGGCTGATCAGATCGCCGTGTTGTTCCCGCTGTACGAGCAGAACACGAAGGGCGTACTGACCGTCGTGACGATGACGCCGGTCGATCCCGGCCCCGGCATTCCAGACGACACCACCTATACGGTGCCGGTTTCGTTCTTGTACCGAGCCGACACCAACTGAATTAGCCCGTTGGGCAAACCCAGAACCCGCCATTGAGCGGGTTTTGTCATTTCTGCAAAGAGGAAAAAACAATGGGCTACAAACTCCCGAATGGCGCGACGTTCGAGCATGCCGCTACCTACGCCGCTCCGCTCTCGTTCTCCGCCATCTCCAACGCCTCCGAAGCCATTTGCACCACTGTAGGCGCCACCTTGGTTGCCGGTGATATCGTGCAAATCGCTTCTGGTTGGACGCCCCTCAACGGCAAAGTGGTCCGCGTCAAGGCAGGGGCCGCGACCGCGATCACCCTGGAAGCGATCGACACCACCAGCACCCAGATCTTCCCTGCCGGCTCCGGCGCGGGCACGCTGACGAAGGTACTGACCTGGGCTCAAATCCCTCAGATCACCGATGTTGCCTTCTCCGGCGGCGATCAAAATTACGCCGACATCGTCTTCCTTGAAGACCAGCAAGGCCGCCAGCTGCCGACCGACAAATCCGCCGCCAGCATGGTGCTGACTGTCGCCGATGACCCGTCTCTGCCCTATGTCGCCGTCGTTACGGCCGCCGATTCCGCGAAGTCGATGCAAGCCGCTCGCCTGAACCTGCCAGGTACCGACAAGTTGTATTACGGCGCCTACACCTCGTTCTCGCTCCAGCCTGCGGTATCTCGCAACAACTTGCTGACTCGCACCGTCTCCCTGGCGCTGCAAGCAGCACCTACCCGCTACCTGTCGTAAGGAATCCTCATGGCAAAGTTTTCCATCGCGCCGAAACCGACGTTCACCGTTGATGTTTCCATTCCGCAGGTTGGCGGCACGCCGGCAATGGTGCCGTTCACGTTCAAGTACCGCGACCGTACGGCGCTGGCTGAGCTGTTCGACTCATGGAAGGAAAAGGCGGAGGCCATCGGCGAGCGCTTCAAGGGTACACAGCCCTCCCTTTCCGAAGTAACCGCGGCCGAAGTAGAGCAGGGCGTTGATCAAATCAAGGACCTGGTCGTGTCGTGGGGTTTCGACGATGAGCTCAACGACGAGTCGATCACTGCTCTGGTGAGGAGTTGCATCGGCGTATCGGATGAAGTGGTTAAGGCCTACAGCGAAGCCTTTGGGAAGGCTCGACTGGGAAACTAACCGCCGCCGCTCGAGCGCTATACGAGCCTTCAGTTTCGGCCGAACAGTTGGCGTTATTCGGACTATCTCCGGACGACTATGACGAGACTTTCGAAGTCTGGCCGGACAACTGGAAGGCGTTCCTCGTCATGGATTCGATGGGGACTCAATGGCGTACGGGCGCATGCGGCGCAACTGGCCTTGATTACGGCGTCCTGCCGAATGTGATGCGACTCGTCGGCGTGCCGGCGAAGGATCGCCCCAGCGTGTTTCAGGACATCCGCGTCATGGAGTCGGAAGCCATCGCGGTAATGGCTGACGCGCGCGACAACAGCCCGTAGTCACGGGCACTTATTCAAGGTGAATCGATGAACATTGCAGAACTCGGCATCAAGGTCGATTCGGCTGATGCCGCCAACGCTGCGACCGATCTCGACAAGCTGACCAAATCCGGTGAGCGTGCAGAGCAATCTGCCGTCGGCCTGATGAAAGAGATGGAGGCGCTGGAGAAGTCGCTGTCGAAAGGCGCGACCACCACGCAGGAACTGGCTAAGCAGCGTGAGAGTCTGGCGAAACTCACCAAGACCGGCGCTTATGGCGAGGCCGAGTTCACCAAGATCACCGCGCAGCTCGATAAGCAGCAGGTGGCCCTGGCCAAATCGACCCTGGACGAACAGAAGGCACTGAACAGCCTGCTTGGCGCAATCGATCCGGCCAAGGCGGCAATGTCCAAGCTGGACACTCAGGTTGAGCAGCTGGGCAAGCACCTCGATGCTGGTCGCATCAGTCAGGACCAGTACAACTCGTCGCTGAGTAAAATCGACAAGGATTACTCGAGGCTCGAAAAAACTGCGACCGGGTTCGACAAACTGAAACTCGGTACCCGCCAGGCGCAGGAAAACGTCGTACAGCTCGGCAACGCTTTGTCGTCCGGCGACTGGGGTAGCGGTGTTCGTGCCGTCGCTCAGCTGGGTGCAGGTGCTGGCGCTTCAGCTGCTGGCTTGCTTGCCATTCTTGCGCCGATTGCATTGGCCACTGCCGCCGTCGGCGCTCTGGCTGTTGCCTATTACAAGGGCAGCGAAGAGCAGGACGCTTACAACAAATCACTGGTACTGACCGGGAATTTCGCTGGTGTCAGTGCAGGCCAAATGGGCGAGCTTGCCCGCCAAGTCAGTGCGACTGTCGGCACAACCGGTCAAGCGGCAGAAGTGCTCGCATTGCTGGCTGGCAATGGAAAGATAGCTGGCGAAAGTTTTGGCGACATCACCAAGGCCGCAGTCTCTATGCAGGAGGCTACCGGCAAAGCCGTCAGCGAGACTGTTGCCGAGTTTTCCAAGCTGGCAGACGAGCCAGTAAAAGCGTCTGCCGCTCTGAATGAGCAATATCACTATCTAACTGCTTCGGTTTATTCGCAGATCGCCGCCTTGGAAGAGCAGGGCGACCACGCAGGTGCTGTCAAGCTGGCGACCGAGCAATACGCGGACGCCATCAATGAGCGCACGCCGAGAATCCTCGAAAACCTGAGCTTCTGGGAGAAGGGTTACAACGCTGTCGCTCGCGCGGCTGACAACCTGAAAAACATCGGTCGCAGCAACATCGGCTCCGATATTGAGCAGGCCCAGCGTGATCTCGCTCGAGCAGAGTCAGGCGATGTTGGCCTGTTTCAAAACAAGCAGGAGATGATCGACCTCTACCGTAACCGGCTGAACATGCTGGAGGACCAGAAAGCCGCCGAAGCAGACATTGCCAAGTACGAAGGTGAGCAGGCGAAGGCACAGCAAAGCGCAGTCGTGGCGATGTCCAAAGTGGACGCGATCACCAAGTCTTCGCTGACCAACGAACAGAAGCGCGCCGAGGCGATCAAGGACTACAAGAAAAGCCTGGATGATATTCGGAAGGTCAACCCGAACGACTCCAGACTCGATCCTGCCGCAGTCGCCAAGAACATGGCGAACCTCAACGACAAATTCAAGGACCCCAAAGGCGCCACGGGCAGCGTCGATCTAACCAGCTTCAACAGCGCGAAGAACGTATTGGCCGAAACCCTGGCCTATTACAAAAACGCGGATAAAGAACTCGAAGCCTCTCAGCGGGCCGGGGTTATCTCTCAGGCCAGTTACACCGAGCAGCGCGTCAGCCTGCTGAAGCAACAGTCGGAAGAGGTTGCCCAGAGTTACCAGTCGGAAATCGATGCGCTCGAAGCGGCCAAGGCCAAAAAGGGCACGACCGCGGCGCGGGTCATCCAGA